GGCGCGGCCCGCAACACGAGAACGACTTCCCCTCCCTCGGCTGGGCCCTCCTTGACTGGTGGTCCGACCACCTCTCGTCACCGCGGGATGAGAACGAGCCGCTGGTCTTCACCGACGAGCAGGCCCTGATCCTCGTCGAGTGGTATGCGCTGGACCCGAAAACGGGCCGGTTCGTGCACCGACGCGGCGCCTCGAGGCGGTCGAAGGGCCGCGGTAAGTCCCCGGTGGAGGCCGCGAAGGCGATCGCCGAGCTGGCCGGCGAGGTGCTGTTCGACGGCTGGGACGCCGCCGGCGAGCCGGTCGGCAGACCGTGGGGGACTGGCGGGACGTCGACGCCGTGGGTTCAGATCGCCGCGGTGTCGGAGGACCAGACCGAGAACACGTACGCCGCGATCTACGAGTTCCTGACCGCGAACGACGGCTCGGCTGCGGACAAGCTGCGGATCGACGCTGGGTTGACCCGCTGCTACCTGCGTGACCGGCCGGGCAAGCTGGAGCCGGTCACCGCGTCAGCGGGTACCCGGGAGGGTCAGCGGGTCACCTATGGGGTGCTGGACGAGACGCACCTATGGACCCCCACGAACGGCGGCCGGAGGCTGGCCCGAACGCTTCGCCGGAACGTGGCGAAGATGGGCGGCCGCACCTACGAGACGACCAACAGCTTCGTGCCGGGTGAGGATTCGGTGGCCGAGGCCACCCATAAGGCGATCCTCGACGGTGCCCCGGGCATCTACTACGACGCGGTGGAGGCCCCACCGGTCAAGCCTGAGGATGACGACGAGACGCTGAAGGCGGCCCTGCGGGTGGCCTACGGCGACGCGTGGTGGATCGACCTGGACCGCATCCTCGCTGAGGTTCGGGACCCGGAGTCCACTTGGGAGGACTCGGAGCGGTTCTACTTCAACCACAACGTCGACGACCGGCGCAAGGCTGTTGAGACGAAGAAGTGGGAGTCGCTGGCCCGGCCGGACATCGTCGTTCCTGCCGGTGCTCGGGTCGGGCTCGGGTTCGACGGGTCGATCTCCGATGACTGCACCGTCCTGATCGGCTGCACGACGGTGGACGGTGTGCCGCACACCTTCGAGATTGAGGTCTGGCGGCGGCCCACGGACGCGCCGAAGACGTGGCGTATGCCGCGGTCGGAGATTCAGGACCGGGTACGCGAGACGTTCGCCTACTACGACGTCGGGCTGATGTTGTGCGACCCGGCGAAGTGGCAGACCGAGATCGAGGGCTGGGCGGAGGAGTTCGGCGAGGAACTGGTCGTGTTCTTCGACACGAACCAGCCGACCCGGATGTGGCGGGCCTGCGACCGGTTCTCCACCGCGATCGAGTCATCCACCCCGGAGACCCCGACCTACACGCACGACGGCTCGACGGAACTGTCCGCTCAGGTGCTGGCGATGCACAAGCGGAAGGTCCGTGTCCGCGATGAGGACGACGACGGCCGCACGAAGTACGTGTTCGTGAAAGGCCCGGACCGGGCGAAGATCGACGCCGGTATCGGTGCGGTCCTCGCGCTGGAAGCGGCGATGACCATGCCCGCTGAGCAGGAGCCGGACCCCGAACCGTTCGCGTTGTGGGGATGAGCGGAGGAACCCGACATGACCACACTCGACGAACTGTTGTCGGTCGAGGACATCACTCGGCAGGCCCGCGAGATCTCACCTGGGCGGACACTGTTGACATGGATCGGCGCGTTGCTGTTCGCGCTGGGCTGGGTGCTGCGTAAGACGTTCGCGTTGCTGTGGCTGGCCGGCGCGTGGGCGTTCGTAGCGGCACGGGAGGGCTGGCGCGAGGCTGGCAAGCCGCCGGGGGCACGGGTGAGCCGTGCCACTGGTTGACCGGATCAACTCGGGCCTGGCCGAGCTGCGGCAGCGTGACGGGCAATTGTCCCTAAACGACTGGGCCGACTATTTCAGTTTCGGCGGGAACACCTACCCGTTCGTGCAGACCACGATGGGGCAGGTCGACCGCGAGTCGGTCGGCGTGACGTCGGTTGCCGGGTTCAAAAGCAGCGGACCGGTGTTCTCGCTGGTGCTGGCCCGGTTGCAAGCGTTTTCCCAGGTTCGGTTCCAATGGACCCGCTTCCAGGGTTCGCAGCCGACGGACCTGTTCGGCAGCCCTGAGCTTGCCGTGTTGGAGCGGCCGTGGAACGGCGGGACGACGTCTGACCTGTTGGCCAGGATGGAGATCCACGCCTCGGTGGCGGGGTGCGCCTATGTGACCCGGCCGCAGCGTGACCGGTTGTCGATGCTGCGCCCGGACCGGGTGACGATCGTCATGGGTTCGCAGACCGACGCCGACGACCCGTCCGAGGCGCCGGATGCGGAGATCATCGGGTTCCTGCATACCACCAGCCACGGCAAGATGACCGTGTTCGGGCCGAACGAGGTTGCCTACTACGCGCCGATCCCTGACCCGGACTACCGGTTCCTGGGGATGTCGTGGATCACCCCGGTGCTGCGGGACTTGATGGCGGACAGTTTGGCCACCGAGCACAAGGCCCGGTTCTTCGTCAACTCGGCCACGCCTAACTTGGCGATCAAGTTCGACGCGTCGGTCGGTATCGAGAAGGTTCGGCAGTTCAAGGCGCTGCTGGAGTCGGAGCACAAGGGCGCGTTCAACGCCTGGAAGACACTGTATCTCGGTGGTGGCGCGGACCCGGTCCCGGTCGGTTCGTCGTTCAAGGACATGGACTACGCGGTGATCCAGGGCCGCGCCGAGTCGCGACTGGCCGCTGCGGCGGGAGTCCCGCCGAGCTGGGTCGGGTTCGCCGAAGGGCTGCAGGGTTCCTCGCTCAACGCGGGGAACTTCAACTCGGCCCGGCGGCGGTTCTCCGACGGCACCATGGTCCACCTGTGGACCAACGCGGCGACCTCGCTTGAGGTGCTTCTCAGCCGGCCCTCGGGAGCGACGCTGTGGTACGACCCGCGGGTGCCGTTCATGCGGGAGGACGCGCAGGACCTCGCGGGGATCCAGCAGAACCAGGCGGCGACGATCGTGTCTCTCTCGACGGGTGGGTTCACCCGGGAGTCGGCGATCGCCGCGGTCACCAAGAACGACTTCAACCTGCTGGTGAAGGACCCGAACTGGGTGTCGGTGCAGTTGCAGCAGTCCGGCGGCCAGCCCGCCCCGGCGCCCCCGGCGGGTGGTGCCGGCCCAAAAGCCCCCGCCGCCTCGGCGGCACGGCGGTTCAACCCTGACGAGCCGCGCGACCCACACGGGAAGTGGGTCGGTGGCGGCGCAGTCAAGGACGCCCTGAAACTCGCTGACCGGATCCAGCTCGGCAAGGACGAGCATCTAGCAGGCAGCGCCAAAGTTGGCGACGGCCGGGGCGACTACTCAACGGTCATGGCCAGAGTTGACGGTCCGAATGGCCCCCGGCTCCGCTTCGGCGTCGTCGACACGTCCGAGGGCACGAAGAAGTGGCGCGGAGCCAATGGCGGGGCAACGGTCGTTCTGGACCAGCATGGCGCCGGGGAGCTCCGTCGGGTTGTCGCCGATGCTCAGGTGAAGGGCCCGAAGTCTGTAGCCGACTACCGGGCCGACATCAAAGCCCGGCATGCGCGCGGTGAGCCCGACAGTGAATGGCCGAGTCCGGAAGCCGACATCGCGCAGGGCGTGATCCACGGCTCAGCCTGGGGCGACATTCATTGGACCCTGACCCGGGAGGAAGGCCCCGACTACATCGTTGGTGGCGTGAACCTCGGCCCGGGCGGCAAGTGGCTGCTTTCGCTGGACGTCAAGGCCGCAGAGAACAAGCTCGGCCCGCTCGATTCCTTCGACATCTACTCGTCGGGTGTTGCGCAGAAGCTTGACGGCGCGCTGGCCGACTTGATGGGGATCTGACATCGGGCGTCAGCCCACGTAACCGAAAGGTGGTGCGTGGGAGATGGCGCGTGCCCTCAGCGGAAAGGTAGCGGTGGCCGGATGAGCGTTGACGGCCGTGTCCGGCGCGCACTCGACGGGGACGACTCACTACTGGTTACCCGCGCCGTGCTGCTCGACGATATCCACATCCGTGCCGGCACCGGCCGTGATGTCGTCGCCTACGCGGCAGTGTGGAACACCCCCACCGAAATCGTCGACTCGGACGGGCACTACCGGGAGCAGAACGCACCCGATTCGATGACCAAGAGCATCGCCGACCGCGCCGGGCGGGTCTTCTCGGTCTACAACCACGGCAAGACGTTGTCCGGTACGCCGTCGGACCTGCACTCGGTGCCGCTGGGTAAGCCGCTGGAGATCCGCGCCGACGGAACGGGTCTTTTGACGGTCACCCGGTACAACAAGGACCCCGAAGCGGACCGAATTCTGGAAGCGATCAAGTCTGGGTCGCTGACCGGCATGTCCTACACGGGCGTGTTCCTGCGCTCGGATCCGCAGCTGCGCCCGTTCGAGCGGTACATGCCGGACCACATGGGCGACCTGACGCTGGTGACACGCCAGGAGATCGCGCTGATCGAGTATGGGCCGACCCCGATCCCCGCCTACGCGCAGGCCGCGGTGATCGGCGTCCGTACCGGGAGGATGCAGATGGACGACACCGAGGTCGAGCAGGCGCCGCAGGAACGCGAAACGATCACCATTCAGGAGCCCGCACGCGCCGCGGACCCGCAGAAGCCCTACGGCGACGTGGAGTACGCCGACCCCGGCTACCAGGCCGACGGGAAGAAGCGGTACCCGATCGACACCGAGGAGCACTGCAAGGCGGCGTGGTCGTACATCAACCAGGCCGACAACGCAGCCAAGTACTCCTCCGAGCACCTCGCCGCGATCAAGGGACGGATCAAGGCCGCCGGCAAGAAGTACGGCATCGACTTCAGCGAAGACACGAGCACAACTTCCAGCTCCGGCCGCCAGCCGGCACCGGAGCATCACCGTACCGAGCCGCACCCGCACTCGGCCGCGCCCACCAACAACCAGAACAGGAGCACATCCGTGGACAACGACCGAGGAATCATGACGGTCGAGGAGCGGGTCGCGCGGCAGAGCGAGATCCGCGCCAGGCTCGCCGAACTCGACACCGAATACTCGGGCGCCGAGCTTCCGCAGGAGGCCCGCGCCGAGTGGACCGGACTGCAGCAGGAAATGGTCGTGCACGAGCGCGCGATCAACGACGCGAACTCGCGTGCCGAGTACCTGCGCTACATCAACGACAACCGCCCGGACGCGACGGAGCGGGTCGACAACTCGCGGGCCGGCTTCAGCCTGGACGGTGAGCAGGGCTTCCAGAGTCGGATGGGTTCCAGCGGTCCCGCGTTTCACGCGTCGCGGGACATCTACGACCTGGCGTCGATCCGTAACCGGGCCCGGCACATCGACGAGGTTCCGGTGCTGTACCGGGAGTACGCGATGCGGGCCGTCGAGCAGGCCCGGTACCCGGGCGCGACCGGGCGCAACGGCGCACCCACCAAGGAGGACGCGCAGACCCGGATCGCGACATTGCTGGACACCATCGACGATGAGAACGGCACCCTGGCCCGCCGGATCCTGGTTACCGGTTCCCCGCTGTACGACCGGGCGTTCGGGAAGATGCTCGGCAGGCAGTCGGTCGCCGGGCTGACGGCCGAGGAGTCCCGGGCGCTGGTGCTGGGTACCGACTCGGCGGGCGGTTACGCCGTACCCTTCCAGTTGGACCCCACCGTGATCTTGACGAGCAATGGGGTAGTTAACCCGCTGCGGCAGATCTCCCGGGTGGAGACCATCACTGGCAAGGAATGGGATGGTGTCTCGTCTGCGGGTGTCACCGTGTCCCGCGGCACCGAAGGTCAGGAGGTCGGCACCGGTGACCCGGCGCTGGTCCAGCCGTCGGTCCGTACTCAGCGGGTGCAGGGGTTCGTCCCGTTCTCCATCGAACTGGATGTGTCCTGGAACGCGCTGCGCTCACAGATGACCGCGCTGCTGCAGGACGCGAAGGACGTGGAGGAGGCGACCGCCTTCGCCACCGGCAACGGCACCGCGCCGAACCCCAACGGAATCGTGAGCACGCTGGGCACCGCGTCCTATGTGCAGACCGCTGGCTCCGGCGTCCTCGCCGCCGCTGACATCTACCTGCTGGAGAACGCGATGGCGCCGCGGTTCATTGCGAACTCGTCGATCGTCGCCTCCAAGACGACGTTCAACCGGTTCCGGACCCTGTTCCAGGCCCAGGCGTCGGCCGCCGGCGACCCGTTCGCCCGGCCGTCCGGCACGATGGGGCCGCAGTTCAACGGCTACCCGAAGTACGAACTGTCCACCATGTCGACGTCGATCGGCACGGGTTCCCTGATCATGCTGCAGGGCGACTTCTCCCGCTTCCTGATCGTCGACCGGGTGGGGATGGGCATCGAACTGATCCCGCACCTGTTCGGCGCCACTAACCGCTACCCGACCGGGCAGCGCGGGGTGCTCGCGCTGTGGTTCAACAGCTCGAAGATCCTCGCGGACAACGCGTTCCGGCTGCTCCAGATCAAGTCGACCTGATCCCCCACCTACAAGGCCGTCAGGCCGGACCGTTCCCATGCGGTCCGGCCTGACTCATGGGAGGCCAACAACAATGAAGATCCTCATCCACTCGAATGCCCCCTGGGCCGGCTCGGGCTACGGCGGCCAGACGGCCATCCTCGCCAAGCGCCTGCCCGAGTTCGGTCACGAGGTCGTCGTCTCGGCAATGAACGGCCTCGACGGTCGCCCGCTGGACTGGGACGGCACCCTGGTCCTTCCGTCCGGCATGCGCCCATACTCCAACGACGTGCTCGCCCCGCATGCGCGGCGAGTGTTCGGCAACGGCCCCGGTCTCGTGCTGGCCCTGTACGACGCGTGGGCTATCGACCCGGCGCCGCTGCGCGAGTTCGCCACGGCGATGTGGACGCCGATCCAGTCGCACCCCGTGCCGCCGGCCGACCTGAACTTCTTCCAGGTGTCCGGCGCCCAGCCGCTCGCGATGTCCCGCTACGGCGAGCGGGAACTGCAGAAGGCCGGGCTACAGCCGGTGTATGTGCCCCATGCCGTCGACACGTCGGTGTTCAAGCCGCTGTCGGCCGACGAGCGGGCGCTGGCCCGGCAGATGCTGCAGGTGCCGCAGGACGCGTTCGTCATCGCGATCGTCGCGGCGAACAAGGACAAGACCCCACCGCGGAAGGGCTGGGGCGAGCAGTTCCAGGCGTTCGCCGAGTTCCGCAAGCGGCACAAGGACGCGGTGCTCCTCGTGCATAGCCTGCTGGAGACGGGCGGCGGCGTGAACCTGATGAAGCTGGTTTACGACCTGGGCATCGCGGACTCTGTGCAGTTCACCGACCAGTACGCGCAGGTGACCGGGCTGTACGGGCCGCAGGATGTGGCCGCTGTGATGGGCTGCGCCGACGTGCTGTCGAACTGCTCCTGGGGTGAGGGGTTCGGCCTGACAGTGCTCGAGGCCCAGGCGTGCGGAACACCGGTGGTGGTGTCCGACGGGTCGGCCGGCACAGAGCTGTGCGGATCCGGGTGGCTGGTGGAGACCCAACCGTACTGGCACCCGTGGGCCGACTCGTGGTGGCACGCCCCGATCATCAAGAGCATCAGCAAGGCGTGGGAGAAGGCATACCAGCACGCCCGCGACCCACGGATGCGGGAGAAGGCCCGCGGGTTCGCCCTCGGCTACGACGTGGACACGGTCCTGACGCAGTACTGGAAGCCGGCGCTGGAGATGCTGGAGCAGTACACCGGCGCGGTGCCGGTGCGGCTGCCCAACCACGGCACGGTCCAGCTCCCGACCGCTGAGGCCGACGGGCTGCGCTGGATCCAGCGCAGCGGGAACACCGACGCCTGGATCGCCGTCAGCCACGAGGAGTCGTTGACGCCGGTGCTGGACGGGCTGCTGCCCGAGGGTGGCGTGTTCGTCGACGTCGGGGCGCACGTGGGCCGCTGGTCGCTGCGGCTGGCCGGCAAGGCATCCCGGGTCATCTCGGTCGAGGCGAACCCGGCGACGGCCGCGGTGCTGCGGGCACACATCGCGCTCAACGAGGTCGGCAATGTCGACGTGGTTGAGTGCGCCGCCTGGGACAGCGAAACCCGGATGGCGTTGGAGGACCCGAACGGCAAGGTAACCGGCGGATCCACCAGGGTCGTGGAAGGCGACACTGTCGCGGCACGGCCGCTGGACGACGTGCTCGCCGGCGTCACGCCGGACCTGATCAAGCTGGACGTTGAGGGTGCGGACCTGCACGCGTTGCGCGGCATGGCCGGCACCCTGGCCCGGGCGAAGCCGACCCTGTTCATCGAGGACCACAGCATCTACGGCTACTACGACCTGGACGACCTGAAGGCGCTGCTCGCCGAGTACGACTACGGCTGGCGGGAGATCACCGCCACGTTGCCGGGCGGCCGGTACGCGCCCTACATCGTCGCGGCCCCGAAGGAGGACATCCATGGCAAATGAGTCAGACCTGTACGTCGGCAAAGAGCCGATGACGTTCGAATACGAA